AATACGCGAGAAGTTGCAGGTGCCTGAGGGTTGGTGTTCCTCAGGGCGGAGGGCAAAGGAATACACGTTGATTCCAGTGTCGGGGTGGCGAGTGTGGTGTTGGAATGGTTGCACAATATCGAAATAAGTGCCTTCACGCTCAGAGAAGCGGTCCTGTCCGTTCAACTGCAACTTAGCAGTGACTACTGGGTTCTCGCCCCAGCAATGCATGTCAAGGGCAGTCTCGGCAAGCACGAAGGTGCCGGCATCAGAGACGGTGGACCCAGAAGGAACACTGCCACCGGGGTTGGTGAATGAGTATGCGTTGACGGGAGCAGCAGAACCCCACTGGGCAGCGGAGGCAGATGCAGCAGTTCCAATCTCGTCGATGGCACCGGCCATTTGGAAAAGACCAGATGCGTTGATGAAGTTGGTGGAACCGGCAGTCTCAAGAGGACCACCGAAAGCATGGATGGCGTTGGGAAGGGCATCAATGGCATCGGTGTAGTTGAAGGGTTGGGCACCGAGGGTCTTGTAGAGGGTCTGTCCGGCCTCAAGGGATGCGCAGTAGTCGACGTTGGAGTCGGGTTGCACGACCCAGATGAGTTCCTTGCAAGGGTGGTTGAAGTTCAACTTAATCTTGTTACTAGATGAACCGACGGACTCATCACCAGTGAACTGGAGTTGCTCGATGAGGTACTCGTGGGGGTTCTGGGCGAACTTGCGGCGTTCATCGGTGTCCAAAAACACGTAGTCGATGTAGAGGGAAGCGGCAACAAGTGATTGCTGGTATGCTTGAGCGACTGAGACGCTGGCAGTTCCAGTACCGACCAAGTTTGTGACTGCCCAGAGGCACTCACCGATGGGGCGGAAATCGATGTTAATCTTGACTTCGTGAAACTGTAGAGCGATTAGGGGAAGGGCAAGACCAGGGTTGCGGTTGAACCAGAACAGAAGAGGGATGTAAAGGGTTGTCTCAGGGAGTGCCTTGCGGGGGGCACAGACCTGGGCGGGTCCACCACTGGAAGCACAAGGACCAGTGACATCAGCGAAGGTTGGGTCGGTGATGTAGGTCAATTGGGTGGTGTGCCCAATCATCTTGTAGTATCCCTTCTGTTGCTCGGAAGAAAGAGTCAATTGATTCCAGATGTGCATCCAGTCACCATATTGACGGTCAATTCTTTGTCCACCAATCTCGACCTCAATCTGGGCAATGAGTTGCTCACCGGGGAAATCTAACCAACGGGCATAGACACCATCGGTTCCAGTGGTCTTCATTCCCTGGTTAATCTCGGGAAGAGTGACTTGGAGATAGGTGCGGAATGCCATGTCACCGTTACGGGCAATGGTGCAAGTAACGCGACGACCGAAGTCGGCTTGACCGGAGAAGGTCTGCTCAATACTCTCCATGGCAAAGTTAGTGTGGCGACGGTAAGATACCTTCCAGAAGGTGATTTCGGGGGTTCCTGTTAGGAAAACATCCTGTGCGCCGTAGGCGACCAATTGCATAAGTGCTCCTCCCATTTCGGTTCGATTTAATTATATTATTCCTAAATAAATAAAAATTTCTGTCACATAAAAAATCCTCCAAAATTTGCCCGCTCCGCAAAAAAACGCGTTAAATTGTAATTATATTTGCCTATTGAGCGGGCATTCATGTGAATAAATTAGCAAAATATTCACAAACGTAACAAGGACGAGTTCGAGTTTTCAGCTAAAAATCGCTCTAAATATCCGTCTTTGAATATTTCTTTGCGACCTTCGTGGCGTTTCGTGAATATGTAGGAACCGTTGCGTTTTTTGACTTTCCATCCGTTTTCCAATGCGTTCATTATGAACACGCATTTTTGCAGGATTTTTTCATTAAACTGTGGTTGTGTCATTTGCGGCAGAAATAATGATTTTATATACTATGATTTCAAACAGTATATAAACGTTATACGAGTATGGACATTTTCATTCGATTCTCCTGCGTCGCATCTCCTGAAAATTTCGGATTTACTACCTTCGTATGCGAAGTCCGTAAATCCTATAATTCCGGAGCGAAGAATAAGCACTCGGAATTGGATGATTCGACTTACGAGATTCCCTCTGCTGCGCTTCATTTTCATTCGATGCTCCTGCGTCGTATCTCTTGAGAATTTCGGATTTACTACCTTCTGCCACTTCGTATGCGAAGTCCGTAAATCTTATAGAAATCTCTCCAGCGAATTCTCTAACGCCTACCATTCTCCGAAGAAACTTACATAGGAAGTTTCGTAGTAAAATCCTTATATGTCATGCTTCCTTAGAAACCACCAGGGAATCTGACAAGGTTGAGACCGATGCCTAATCCTGCACCGTTTCTTGCGGATGTACCCATGGCGGGGACGAACACATCTAGGACGGCGAATGTGGCAGCGGCGGTCAATGCAATAATAACAATCTCTTCGGTACTGAGTTTACCGACCTTGGGAATAGCGTATGCGGCAATAGCAACAACAAGACCTTCAATGATGTACTTGATTAGTCGGCGGACGAGTTCTCCAAAATTTACGACGCTCATTTCGTTAAGTATATTATATTGAAACAAAACAATTTCGCTTGTAGTCGACCAAGGGGTACCCCCCTTGGAACCCTATAAAAACCAAATTAGTGAGGTATAAATCCTATAAACTAATATTGCTATCGCAAACCATTTAAACCATTCCCCCTAAATATTTCTATACCCACCCATTTCCAATTGTCATGTCATCTTCTCGCAAAACCTCATTCGAACGAAAAACGCTCCCCTCCGGAAAAGCAAATCCTAAATATGTTGATTTATGCGATGAAGACGTACCATTGGCGGGTCAAAAGTTCGCATGTATCAGTTTCGTCTCCCCCGAAAACATCCTAAAGAAACGCGAAGGGTTTCTCTTCGACGAATTTATAAAGCAATGGGAATTCTCTAAATCGATGTCTAAATTCGGCGATTTTCTGAATTTTGTTGCCTACAAATACGGCGCCAAAATCGAGGATTTAACCGAAGATTTCAACGAATTCGCTAAATCCGAAGAAGTGAAATTGAGAGAGGAAGAGTTCGAATCCCATTTCCGTACTTTTTGCGACAAGAATGAGGAAGCGCTAAATCTCCGATTTAGCAGAGAGCATGCTTTCCAGACTTCTACGCGCGGACTCAAGGTACGTGGTGTGTTCAATACACAAGAGGAGGCGGAGATTCGCTGCAAAAAGTTGCGAGAAACCGACCCTAACCATGATATTTTCGTGGGACCAGTTGGTATGTGGATTCCTTGGGACCCAGATGCTTATAAGACTGGGCGTGTAGAGTTCATGGAGGAGGAGTTGAACCAGTTGCATAGCGAGAAGTTGAAGAATGAAGAACGCGCGAAGCAGGCGTTTGACCAGCGCGTTAAAGATGCAAAGAAGAAGGCGATTATGGAGAATATCGAGTTGGCGAAGAAGAGCGGCAATGTGTTGACGCAGACGATTGATGAGGAGGGTAATTTGATTGGGGTGAGTCAGAAGGTCAATTTCGATGAGCGAGAGGCAGCGGAGACGGACAATTCAGATGCACATGCTCAACAGTTGCGAGAGGCATTCGATAGGGCGAGAAATGTATAATTAATAAAACAAAACATCGCCGCCGCCGAGTCAGAAAAAATAGACGTTCAAGAAAACATCGCCGATAAACACGATTTTCAAGAGATGCGACGCAGGAGAATCTTTTTGCACCCTTTGACACACACTACGCCGATCTCTTGCTTTGCTGAAGGTCGGCGCATTGAATGTTTATAGCGTAGCAAAAGGCAAACGTTACTTTGAGACTATTAATTTGCCTTTTACGTATTATATTCTTCCTGCTTCGCGTCTGTAATACTTCTCAATAATGCCGCCAAAAGCGGCATATGATAAGTAAATCGTCAATCACAAGTTATGAAATATAAAATATATTATAAAATATATATTATGGCTGTACGAATTGATGACAAACTGTATCAAATGTACGATATTTCAAGGTATTTTAAGGATGTTCTCACTTTAGCGCATTTTGTTGACGACACGTATGATAAATTACAGTACGTTCAATGTCCAGATTTTGATAAAGGATATTATAAAATACCTCGAATTATACTAAAAAAACGTAAGGGTAAAAACAAATTGTATCTTTATCCCGAATTAGATACTAAAACAAATTCTATAACAATGAAAGGTGGTATCTTCACTGACAAAAATGTAAAACTTGATAGTCTAGATGGTTGGGATGGTCTTTGCAACCACGGTTGTACAGCAATTGCCCTTGAAACAGAATATACAAGAAATAAAAAAAAAGGTACCTTGTTGTTGGGCAAAAACTCTAAAATCATTGTTGTAGATAGTTTTGTATACGATTGTAGAGAAGAAACAGGTTTACCTAAGGCTCTCCATGATTATTCAATGCATCATACAGACGTTTTACAACCCGATATAGCTGCTGATATTAACAGCCAAACTATGTTAGGTTGCGATAAGGACACCCCCCCCCAACGTGTTATGAGGTGTGGAGATCCAGTAATAGTTAATAAAGAAGAATTTAAAAAAATTATCGAAGAATCCGTTAATAAAGAACAAGTTAAAACAATTATTGAAGAAAATGAAGAGGATGACGACCCCCCACCAGAGTACACTCTTGGTGATTACACTCCTGGTGGTGGAAAAAGTCGTCGCATCAGAAAATCCAGAAGAAAAAACATAAGAAAATCCAAAAGATCGAAAAAAAACAGAAAAACTCGAAAAAACTATAAATAATAGTCTGTTCAGTTTTCTTTTATATAACTTAATTTATTGGTGGTATATGTAATGGTTAAGACTTAGCGCCTGTTCCAATGATTAAGTTTATATTCTAATGTGTTCCATCTTCTTTGAAACCAAAGTATTCTTTCGAACTTACTCACAAAAAGCAGTACAGGGTCTTATTATAATTATTTATTGGTAATTCCGACATATCAGGGGGGTAAATAATGGAATGGATAAGACAGGTTGAATATAGCATCCCTACCGCTTTCTTTGGCGACGACTTTTTAGTTGTCTTTTCACTCGCTTTATTTGGGTGCGCTTACGGATTTTTCGCTTTCCACCGTTTGATTTTGCTGAAACATTACCCACATTATCACCACTTATACTATAATTATCAAACTCCTTCGAACTAAGTTCTCCGGAGTTAGATTGTATTCCTCCCGCGTCGCGTCCGGAATACTTCTCAGTAACATTACTTGATACAATTGTTTCAAACATTAACATACCAATACTTAATTCAATAGGATAACTAATAAAATTATCTGAAAAGCACTCTTCAATAATCAAGTTATTATCATTATTTGGTATTTTTGCGTACAATATATTTGTCTTTGGTAAAGGATTGGTCTTCACAGTAAAAGAATATTCAGAATTAATGTCGGGTTTATCATCAAAACTATATCCTGAATTCGTATATAAAATCGTTATGTTAATATACCCTAATTTTTTGTAATCATTTTTTTTGTAAACATTAAATTTTAAAATTGCCCGTTTATATTTCATACTCATTTGTTGTTCTGCAATTTTCAGTAAGTCGGATTTATTCATAATTTTTTTGGAAAACATAGTATTTAACCTTGTTGTGTAATTCGTGAATGCTTCTTGTAAACAAATATAAATATCTAAATCTGTATTGTCATCAGTATAATATAATAATATTTTACCTTTATCATTAACTCGTAACTTAATTGTTGGGAGTCTTTTTATTAATTCAAACTCCTTCGAACTAAGTTCTCCGGAGTTAGATTGTATTCCTCCCGCGTCGCGTCCGGAATACTTCTCAGGAACGTTTATATATTCACTAATTTTTTTTTTAAAATAAAAATCGGACATAATATAGTTACCTTTAATATCATTCTTTGAAATTAAAATTTCACCAATCTCAGTATTGTCTTTGTTGTTGAATACTTTAAAATGTTTTTTCGGTATATCCAATTTTTTATTAAGATCGGTTAAAGTATTTAACATTATATATAGTATACAGTTTTTTATTCGATGTTCTAGAGTCGCATCTCTTGAAAATGGGCAATTATGGAGCGAATAATATAGGATTTACGGACTCCACCAGAGGTAGTAAATCCGCAATTTTCAAGAGATGTGATTCTCCAAAGAAACTTCCTACATCAGTTTTTCATTCGATGCTCCATAATTGTCCACACAGGAGCATCGAATGAAAATGTAAAACTACAAACGATATTTTTGAGATTTGGTTGTTTTGGATTGGCGGCGATTTTTACGAGATCTTTTATAAATCTTTTTTCTGCGGCGACGGGACTTTTTGCCTCCTTCTGTTGTACACTGATTCGGTTTCTGTATTAAATAAACGTGATATTTCTCATTATTAGACTGAAACACAAATGGATGTTCGTCAATATCAGAATAAATATAATAATCGTATAATAAGGGTCCAATATTTTTCTTGTCCTTCATAACATATAAATCTGAATCTATAATATGCATTTGAATGAATTCTCTAATAATATTATTTTTTTTTTTTAATATTTTGATTCTTTCTGTATTTGATAATTGTTTTACATTTTCCGTGGGTAACTTTCGTAAGTAAGATGATAAAGTAAGTAAGTCTATATATATTGATATTGTTCCAACCTCCTCGTCGTTACTTGAAATTGTTCCAACCTCCTCGTCGTTACTTAAAATTGTTCCAACCTCCTCGTCGTTACTTAAAATTGTTCCAACCTCCTCGTCGTTACTTAAAATTGTTCCAACCTCCTCGTCGTTACTTGAAATTGTTCCAACCTCCTCGTCGTTACTTGTATAGTTAAACCTATATACACTATATACGATTTTCTTTGTATTTATCGAATTGTAAATTTCCGTTTGGTTAAGAATCGGGTTGGTAGGAATACATCCTAGAATATCAGCTATTAATTGGTTATTACTAAATATTTGATCTGTATTTGTATTTGTTTTTACAATACTTTTAAATTCTTCATCTGTGTATTGATTTTTGTATTCTTTGATGTATGTATAATACGAATAAAGATCTCCTGGTAATAAATTTGACTCTTCTCCATCTTTTAGTTTTGTGTTGGGTCCGTCAAATTCTATTTTGTCCTTGTCTATTGGTTTTTCGCGCATTTGCATGTACGCTCGTTTTTCTTCTTCAGAGAGTGGAGTTATCATTTCTTCTTCAGAGTAATGTCGTGTGGTGTCATTCGACGATTTGGGTGGTTTTTTATGTGTCATCCATGGGGTAGATGGTTTGGGCGTCCATTCGCTTTCTGGTTTTTTATCAGGTGTTGGTCGGTTGAAAAATTTTTGAATTCTTATGTTACGAGGCGGCCTATACCTATTCCTATTCCTTCCGAGTCCCCTCCTTATTATTGTATTTCTAAATTGCATTTGTATATAGTAGTGTTATATATTTTCATTCGATGCTCCAAAGTATAGGATTTACGGACTTCGAAGAAGGTAGTAAATCCGCAATTTTCAGTAGAGGCGATTTTCATTCGATGCTCCTGCGTCGCATCTCCTGAAAATTGCGGATTTACTACCTTCTTCGAAGTCCGTAAATCCTATACTTTGGAGCATCGAATGAAAATACATTTTTCCATAAATCCTATATTTTCAAAAACTGAAGCAATCATAAAGAGGATGGTTCGAAAGGGCATAACGCAGTGACCGTAGGTATTGCGAAGCGCCCTACCTACCATTTAGACTTCTTCACCGTAACTTGTGTACCCGATTTCTTTTTCGTCTTGCTCGCATCGAATTCATCCTCATCGTCGCTGCATAATTCCTTCGACTTCTCCCAGAATTCTTTGCTGCCCAATTTAAAAACAGGGCGATTCTCTGCTTTATACCAGTAAATCTGTTCATTTATCTTGCTTGATTTCGCATTATTATGGATAACCAAGCACTCGTAATTCTCCGTCGTCTGGTCCATGACGGAGCAAAACAATTCCAGCGTGGGAAACATACTCGCGTAATTCTCCCATATTCGCCGCCTATTCCCTAAAGTGGGTTCCCGCAGAATAAATACATAGTCGATATTTGTCCGAAGTGCCGGCGGAACACCGAGAGGATACTGCATGGTTATAATCAACATGACTTTCCAGTGCCGCCCGTTCATGAAAAGCATTCGCATCAGTTCATCGCGCGACCAACTCGCATCATAGAGACAATCATCCAATATAACGAATGCCCGAGGGTCGATTGTCGCCCGCTTATACTGCTCCATTTCCGAGTTAAACCGCTTCACTACTTGGTGTTGTCGCCGCAAAATCTTGTCTATCAGCACCGTATTGTATTTCTGGTGAATGAACAATTTAGGCACGATTTGCGAATAGAAATTGTTGACGATTTCGGTGCCAGATATGACTAAACCGACGGGAATGTCTTGGTGGTGATACAGCAAATCCTTTACCAAAAACGATTTACCGGTGTCGCGCCGTCCTATCAACACAATAACGGGTCCTTTGTTTTCATCGGGTTTAAAGGTAATCCAACGCATATCGAATTTTTTGAGGTCGAGATTCATGATGTATAAGAAGGATGTTAAAATAAATAGATAATTTTTGAACTGTATATCGACCGACAAGAGAATCGACCGACAAGAGAATCGACCGACAAGAGAATCGACCAACAAGAGAATCGACCAAGTAATAAAGCGTCCAGATTACAGCAAATAGTTCTTTAGTCCTAAATATACGTGTTTAATGTCCGCCACTATCGAAATCAATTACCGAAAAATCCGTCCTCTCGACACCGACACTTTAGCAAAACAATACGAGCAATCCGAATATGACATGGCAAATAATTATAATCCATTTGCCGTATCTGAAATCCAGTCGTTTAGTCCTCTCTACTCCGACTTTTTCCAATTAAACGAGTCCAACTACAATCGCATCGGACTCAACCACCGGCACTATTTAGAGGGGTCCGCCATTAAATCGGCAGACATTTCATTCTCCGATATCAAATACCACGTCAAATGCTCGCCGCTTCTCGACCCAATCCATTATTTAGTGGGAAAATACCACAACGCGAAAAACATCAAAACACTCCCAACCCTAACAAATCAATCCGAATGTTTTGCGAAATTGGCGAATAAACATAACGCCTCTTACGTCGACGGGTTCTTCTCCTATTTAGGAAGTCAATTGAAGCACAAACACAATATGCTAAACGCCGTCGATTACTACGGGTCTTATTTAGCGGTTCAAAAAGTATTTAAAGCGACGGTGACGGACGACCTCGACTATCTCCACCAATCCAGTTATTTCATGGACCATATTGGCAAGGGTGTGACAATTTGCTGTACGAACTCCGGAGTGACCTTCGACGATTTTACGGGAATCGGGTCGCGTGCCAATAAAAAGCGATTGGTATTAGAGGATGAATTAGACATTGCTGATTTGGAAATGAATATTATTGAACCCGACGAAAATACCTCTCCATTATACCCGCCTCTAGAAAACAATGTCCATTGTGAATATGAAAAGGAAAGCACTGGCAATGATTCGTCGTCGTCTTCCTCCTCTTCATCCGAATCTGAGGATGAAGAAAGCGGTAAAGGAGAGGATACAGAAGACGAAGAAGATGATAGTTCTTATTCATCTTCTAAAGACGAATCGTCCGAATCTGAATCCGAAGCATATGCGTACATCGAAAATTTCCCGGCAAATCTGATTTTTCTGGAGAAATGCGACGGCACTCTCGATAGTCTTTTCATGAATCAGGAAATCGACGAAGATACGGGTGCATCATGTTTGATGCAGGTCATTATGTCTCTCATAGCACTGCAAAAAGCGTTCCAGTTCACACATAACGACCTGCACACCAATAATATCATGTATGTCAACACCGACGTCGAATTTCTGTATTATAAATACGACAACCGGTTCTACCGCGTACCCACTCACGGCAAAATATTCAAAATCATCGATTTCGGTCGCGCCATCTACCGATTCAAGAATCGGATTTATTGCAGCGACAGTTTTGCTCCTAAAGGCGACGCCCATTCGCAGTACAATACAGAACCGTATTTCAATGATAAGAAACCGCGGGTAGAGGCGAACCCGAGTTTCGATTTGTGCCGTCTGGGCACGAGCATATACGATTTTATCATTCAGGACGAAGACGAACCCCGCGACGATTTCCAAGAGACGATATATAGGTGGTGCCAGGACGATAACGGCAAAAATATTATGTATCGCCGAGACGGAGAGGAGCGTTATCCAGGGTTCAAACTGTACAAGGTTATCGCCAGAAATGTCCACACACATACACCGCAAAATCAATTGGAGTTTCCGTTGTTTTCACAATTTGCGGTTGGACCAGAAGATGCCGCGACCATCGATGAACAGGAAGTCCGGAAGAATGGACTGAATATTGATTTGGTTGAGAGGGAATACGTATAGGTTTTATATATGAGATGTTTGAGTTTTTATGGACAACAAAAATACCCGAAATATATTTTTTCGATGATGATGAAATAAATATTTCAAATATGAATTCAGTTTTTCCCAGGAAATCAGATTTAGGCGAATATTATTTTTTGGTTGAAACAAATAAAGAAAATAACCCATATTATGAATCCAAAACCAATACCAAAAATAAATATGCCGTTGCATTAAAACAAAAAGAAACAGAACTATTTAATGAATATGAAAATAATATGAAAACAAAAAAGACGTCTAACGGAAAATATAGTATATATTCAGATTTTAAAGAATATAATCGTAACAGCAATGGAATAACTAATGAACAATTAGAAAATTTGAGTAAAAAATTGGAAAAGTATTCAAATTCATTATCTACATCCGAACAAACTACCCCAATTTATATTATTTTTGATTTTGACAGAACATTATCAGTAGTTTCTAGCATTGACGTAAATACAATTTTAGATTTGTTTATAAATTCTAACCATGACAATGACGAAAAAACGAAAATAATGAGTGATGTATTAGCATATTTTATGGGAGGTAGTGAAAGAAAAGATTTTTTTCAAAAGTTTTTTTTTAAATTCACAAACACAAATATTAAATTTTATATATTAACAAATAATAAATCTTATTCTACTAAATATAAAGACGCGTTTAGACCCCAAATGGTTGAAATTATATCAAAATTAATACCAAATTTCATCGATTCTAATTTAATATATACTTCAGATTATGTTCAATCTAGAAATAAAGGAAAAGCATTTGAAGCGTATTTAAAAACCCCCCCCTTGCTAAAAGGCGGTATTCGACTTACGAGATTCCCTCCTCTGCACTTCAGAAATATCTCTAGAAAATCCTTGAAAAAACGCTTTTCAAAAACAACTAAAACCAAAAAACAAAATAAATCCGCAAAAAAACAAAATAAAATTAATCAACAAACAATATAATGCTAAATCCTATTCGACTTACTTACGAGATTCCCTCCGCTGCTCTTATAGGATTTACGGACTTCGCATACGAAGTGGCAGAAGGTAGTAAATCTGAAATTTTCAGGAGATGTGACATAGGAGCATCGAATGAAAATCAGAAATCTCTCCAGCGAATCCTTGAACGCCTACCATTCTCCGGAGAATCATCCAATTCCGAGTGCTTATTCTTCGCTCCGTAATTGACCACTTCGTGTCCGGCGTTCTTCGCAGAACGCGCATATATATATATATTTTTGCTGGTTTATTGTTTGCGTTTGCTGCGTTTCGGTTTACTTTTTTTGGATTTACTTTTTTTGGATTTACTTTTTTTGGATTTACTTTTTTTGGATTTATTGATATATGTTATATTTAATCCGCCCGCAGTGAATCTATCTTTAACAAAATATTTTCTTATGTTACTCAACAAAAATAGGTCAACACCACGAAACGTATCTAAAAAAAAAGTATCTATATAATCAAATAATTCTTTGTATTTTTTCCAATAATCAAGGGTGATATGTTTGAACTCATTTTGATATAATGATAATTCTTTCATTTTTTTTAAAGAATCCGAATAAGTATAAGTGCAATATATAAGTAAGTAATTATAATATGTAATATTAAAATAATAACCAAAATTCGTAGTAATATCATTTGTATTTTCATTATATTCTTCGTAGCAAAATAAAAATTCAATACCCATAAAAAACAAAATACACATCACACCGAATGCCCATAAATCGGCATCTTTAGATTCTTCAAACGTTATTTCGGTTTTGTCTTTTAATATTTTATGAACTAACCGAAGATCCAAATATTGTTTAGTTCCTTCTACGGTGTTCCTTTTAGAACAAGAAACCGTATTAGTATTGTCTGATACACAAGACGTACCAAAATCTATTATCATTATGCTCATATCTCGGATATTAACAAGCATATTTGTTGGTTTTATATCTAAATGTGCAATACCTATTGCATGTAATTTGAAAATAGCATCGTAAACATTTTTAATAATATTAGTTCGACGGGAATGTTCTTCATTATCATCTTCTAGTATACGTTTACGGTCAAAAACAAAATCATACAATTCTTGGTATTCCTCATTGTAGTCTGTTAATATATAATAATTTTCAGCATCTTCGTCAAAACCTCTAAAACAAAGTGCAAAGTTACTACACACATCATCTGATCTAATTTTTGTTAGTATTTCAACTTCTCTTAGAACCAGGTCTCTTTGATTTTTTTTTGAATTCTTTTTTATAGTTTTTAAAGCATATTTCGTACATGAACCTTGTAACGTGCATATAAAACAAGAACCAAAGGTTCCACTCCCTAATTTTTTATCACTTGTTGATATTTTTTCAGCAAATTTTGTTATTATGGGATTTAAATACTTCGCAGAATGTGACTCTGAATCTTTAATAAAAAATTCCATGGTGTGCAATTTTTACTTATATATTATCAATACACGAAAATTGAACCGTCTATTTTCCAGACGTCTTAAAACGTATTATCTAGCGATTATATAAACATTATTTAGTAACCAATATAACCTTGCAATATGCCACCTAAAAAAGTAAAAGCATCCAACGCTGACGTTCCTCCTCCTCCGCCGCCACCTGACGAACCCAAGACAAAAAAAGCAGCAAAACCAAAAAAGACCGTTCAACTACCTCCACCTCCCCCTGAACCGGTCGTTCCTGTTGGTCCCCAGAAAATCCCCCTCCTAATCGACTCCCTCACCCACCAACAACTCGAATCTTACCGCCACCGTATCCGCTCAGAACTCCCCGAGTATTCCATCGAAGACCCTAAGTACGAAATTGTCTACAAGATTCGCGACGATAAACCCGCGGATTATACGCGCGCGATTCAAGAGGAAGAAATCCTGAAAACCCGCCTGAAACTGAAAGACCGAGAGACCGGACGAACCAAGACACTCAAGAGTTTTGCTGAAATCTGGGATGACCCGAAATCCGGTTTAGCAGAAGACGTTCTTGCGGCAAAAGACCCTTTAGAGGCGAAATGGAGTTTAGCAAGAAAATACAATTATAAGATTGCCACCACATTCATGCCCATGTATGCGAAGGCGATATACGAGTATTTTGGTGCGAAATCGGTTTTATCGCCTTGTGAAGGATGGGGTGACAGGGTATGTGGTGCATTGGCATCCACGTGTGTCAAGCGATATGTGGGGTTCGACCCTAACACGAATTTAGTGCCGGGATACAAGAAAATAATGAGCGATTTCGGAAAAAAGGTGACTCACGACGACCCTAAACATTTCCACACGAAATTCGAAGGCGGATACGAAATATACTCGATACCGTTCGAGCATTGCAAAAACCGATTAGGACACGAGAAGTTCGATTTCGCATTCACTAGTCCGCCGTTCTTCGACTATGAGGACTATAATCCGGATAATCCGAGATACACGAATTGGTATAAGGAATTTTATGAACCGCTGTTCATTCTGACGGAGGAGCATTTACATACAAATTCATTCTTTGCTGTGCATATCGATGATACATCTGCAGGTAAAATCCGGGATTTCTTGTTTAGACGGGTTGACCAGATAACGAGTTTCAAGTATTGCGGTAGAATTGGATTGGTGGGAGGTAAGTCGGGGAAAATTCGGAATGTATATCTTTTCCAAAAAACTAAAACTGACGATTAATGTTGCGTCCAGATTTAGGCGTCCTCATTCTCGCCAATAGTATATATTTTTTTAAACCATGGAAAAGATGTTAATTGTTGCAGTGATTACGACCCTGATATTTTGCATAATCAAGTTCATCGAAATCCGATTCATCGAGAAGAGCAAAGACCCCAAACCTCTCAAACTATTTGTAAAAGATGTGGTTTTAGTGTTCGCGAGTACGTTGGTGGCAGGGTTTATGTTTTTTAATGCAAATACACAGATAAGCGAGTTTGTCAATACGATTACGGATGCGAAGGTGATACCGGATGGACAGGCACAAGTGTTTACTGATGCACCGGGGTTTTAGTCGCGTGTGTTTTTCACGCAGCACCGGGTGTTTAGTCGCGTGTGTTTTTCACGCAGCACCGGGTGTTTAGTCGCGTGTGTTTTTTCACGCAGCACCGGGTGTTTAGTCGCAGCAATAATATATTCTAAATTTTGATATAAAGACCACGCCGTATTTATATCAACCACCAAAAAACGATGAACGACCAGAAAATCCAGCAAAACAATGCGATAATAGACAATTTTAAATATACTTCAGTAAAGCGTCGACTTAAGCGAGAACTGGAAAAAATGGGCGATATGTACCAAGAAATCGTTGTGGATAAGAACGACGACGACTCCGTAAAGGTCGACATCTTCGAAATTAGCGCCGACTCTAAAATCCAAAAATACGGGTTTATAATCAGTTCGAATTACCCCTTCACCCCGCCGAAGATATTTTTCCAAAACAAACCTTATCTCGAGTTCTTGAAAACGTCGTACGAACCGAATTTCCGCAAAATATTCAAGCGAATAGTGGGTCAAGAATGTTTTTGCTGCCATTCTGTCAACTGTAGTGGAAATTGGAGTCCCGGACTCACTCTTGACAAAATAATCGGAGAAGTCAAGTGGATAAAGAATAAACGACGTCAAATCATAATCAAATTGCTTGCGGATAAAATCAAATTGCGATATTTGATAGACGATATTAATTTAGACGAGTGGTTGTTTTAATATCGCAGCAGCATAAACATTATTTTGTAATTCCCATATACAACATAATGTGTGGAATATTTGCGGTTTTTTTGAGAGACATAAGGTCGCAAGCATACCCCTACATATTAAACGGTCTTACTATTCTCCAACACCGCGGTCAGGACGCGGCAGGTATTCATACGACCCATCACGCGCATAAAGGCACTGGTAAAGTCGAAAAAGTATTCGAAAACATATCCCCCGATTTATTCCAAGGTAATTATGGGGTGGGGCATGTCCGGTATTGTACAGCAGGTAATTTAGCGTCCGAGAATGCTCAACCTCTCGACATTGACGGCATATCTCTTGTCCACAATGGAAACCTGACCAACATCGCTGAACTCAAATCCATTATACAGCAATATGATTTGCGACTTTCTACCACAAGTGATTCGGAGATAATACTGCAATTATTTGATTATTACATAAAACTACGGAAAACACCCGAAATTACGCCCGATGACATATACGACGCGGTGGATTCGATAATGAATTTATGCTGCGGGTCTTATTCGGTGGCGATAATGATACGCGGGTTCGGCATTGTCGCGTTTCGCGACCCGAGAGGAATACGTCCTCTCTGCTTTGGTAAATTCGAAAATGTATACGCATTAGCATCGGAAAGTGTAGCACTAAAATCATTAGGGTTCGACCTCATAGGAGATGTAGCACCGGGTGAATGTATAATCGTATCTGAGACCGAGGTTTGTCGCAAAAAAATATTCGGTGGCGTCGTTCATACCCCCTGTCTTTTCGAATACATATATTTTGCTAGACCGGAATCGACCATTGACGGAATCTCGGTATACGAAGCGCGTAAAAATATGGGAGAGGTTCTTGCCTACAAAATCATGCGCGAATATCCGTCCATATTAACGGCAATCGACGTCGTGATGCCCGTACCCGATTCTGCTCGTATTTCCGCTCTCCGTGCCTCTTACGTCCTGCAAAAACCGTATTGTGAGGGTCTGATTAAAAACGCCTATGTAGGTAGAACATTCATCATGCCCTCTCAACAAGAGCGCAAGAAAACCCTGAAAATGAAACTGAATACGATTGACCAGGAGTTCCACGATAAAACGGTCCTGATAATCGACGACTCGATTGTCCGGGGTAATACGTCTAATCAAATAGTCGAGATAGTCCGGAAGGCGGGGGCGAAGCAGATTATATTTGCTAGTATTGCCCCGCCAGTCCGCTATCCGAATGTATACGGAATCGCGATACCAACCGAGGCGGAATTAATCGCATCTAGCGATAGAACGGATGCGGAAATCGCCGAGTTAATAGGGGCGGATATGGTGATTTATAATGATTTGCAGGATATAGTCGAATCGTGTAATCGCGCGAATTTAATAGAGGGTAGGTTTGAAATGTCGTGTTTTATAGGATTTACGCAATAATTGACAATTCCGGAGATAAAAATGAAAATTAAATCATAAAAGTTAAACTATATTTACAAAGTGATAATCGGAAATAGATTGCATATATGATGTACATTTTTCATAGTTGTCTTGGTTTCCAGAATTCGTTCCATTTGCTCCTGCGTGAAGGGCGTCTGTGCCGTAACCATATTCCAATTGTGTTTCGATGGTTTTGTCTAACCCAACTGTGAATATTGGTATTTTATGTTTTACCAAGTAATTTGAAATAATAAAATCGTCTGCTTGAAAGCAATAATTCGGAATACTTTCTATGTATTCTTTTGATATGTTTATTTTATCTAATATGTCTTTTGTATATAAAACTCCGGAATACCCTTCTATGAATTCGGAGAAATGCATATTTTGTGGAATTTTACTAGTGTCGATATTTGACGGCGTATCAATTTTAAGGAAATGGTCCAATCCGGTTATAACCGTTTCAGGAAACAATCTGTGATAGTGCAATAATGTTTCAATCATAGTTTCTTTGTATAGCGTGTCATCGTCGATTGAAATGATTATCGTTTCTGGGTCAGTAAACAACTCCGAAGTTGGTAATACTTTCGTCGATGGACCTATATCTTCGCATCGATTTATTTTGATAATCGGATTTGATGCAATGAATTGTGGTATTTCACCAAATTTTTCGCTGGTTCTTTTAAACACGAATGGTAAATTTAAAACAATTGCTGACGGTACTACAGTTTGATTCATAATTCTATCTAAAACTTGCTCTATTTTACTGATTCTGTTAGGTGATGTGGTCAATGATATAACAATGTTTTCCGAATTCCCTTCTTTTGTTGTGTTTACATAAAGTGCACACATCAAAATAATTACGAATAATACAAGTAATATATAATTGAATTTCATATATATATTATTGACAATTTACATAACATCGATGCTTATATCTTTCGAATTTACTACTTTATGTCACTTCGTATTCGAAGTCCGTAAATCCTATAAACTCGGTGTCTATTATTCTCCGACTAAACTTCCTCTGTCAGGAGAATCATTCAATCCCTATTCACTCCTGACTAGGCAATAATCTCGTCGAAATCCAATTTCAAATCATCCTCTCGATTCCCTCCATCCAAATCCGTAATTCCGAGTTCACCTAGGTCGAGTGAATCGTCTCCTATGTTAATCCGGTCGAGAGGCATGTCATCGTCGCCATCATCCGCACCTTCCTCCTCCAATTTGCGCTGCAAATTACGTGCAGCACTAATTTCTTCCAACCTCTCGATGTTCTTAGGAGCGACGATTTCTTCGCGTCCCGATTCATCGCCGAATGCCTCGTCGACATCATTGAATGCCAACCGAGTAATAACCGGTTTGGTATCCAAATCCGCTATGGCGGGAATCAGTGAAGGAGGTGCTTCTTCCGGCGGGAACTCTGGAACTGAATCTTCTACCTCTGTTTCTTCAGACCCTCCTCCACTTAAAATCGGTGTTTCGTCTTTAATAGATTCAATGACGACTTCCTCTTCTTGCTCGACAGATTCGTCCAAATAGGCACGAATGATTGCCTCGGTGGGAATACTTTCCCTAACCGCAGCAAGAATACATTCCTGTACAATCATTTCCAATTCACGGTTATGTTTCTGAACCATTAAGGCGCTTACATTTTTCTCAAACAGGTATACGTTCATATATGCTTTGCGGGCAGCATGAATATATGCCTTATGTAAAAACGAATCCAATTTAGGGATACTAATGTCGATTTTCTTCTGCTTATTTCCCACACGAATACAGGTCAGTGTTTTAAGTTGAATCACGTGTACACATGTAATCAAATCTTCTAAATATCCGCATCCGCTCCTTTCGATAATTCGTTTGCGCTCGTCCTCGACAATTTCAGAATTCCATTTCGGTACACGGCAAAGTAAATTCTGGTAGGTCATGAGATATTTAGCCGCCTCGTCATTGTCCACCGAAATCTTCCATGCCTCGTTGAAAATCGATTTCAGACCTTCAATAATAAGAGGCGTCAGAATATTGACTAACCGGGCACACCATTCATCGCGAGAGGAATGCAAATTAGAAACCGTGAAATCGTCCATTCTATAGTTAGAAATGATTTCTCTATCCTCTCCGTTTTACGCGCGAATAACTCTGCAATATATATGTAAAATGTCAGTTTCATCTAAATCCACGTGGTCAACCTCATCATCAACCTCATCCTCTCAAAAGTCTAAACAAAAGACCCCACCTAAACCGGATTCCCCGATGTCCGTCGCAACACCAGAATATATTGCTGCAACCGAAGCATGGAGAGGTAATGCCGGTATAATCAATTCCGTCGAGCACGTGCCAACCAATTTTGCGGAAAATGCGCTCGAGCAATTCGAAGAGTTGACCAGTACAGACCGCGTTAAAGAGTTGCAAAGTCTCATGGTGGCGAACAAAAAATCCGCCATTGACCCGACCTGTGTCAGGTCCACGTCAAACTGGGCAACAGTCGATAAACACCATAAATTCGATAGTGCGGATTTCAGTTCCAAACAAACCGCGGCAGAACTTGCCACACGCTCTCCTAAATTGGCGAAAATACTGCAAAATATTCGTAAGTTCGATAGAGAGGACGAGGCGCGGTATGGACGGCGGTTCAAACACTTTATATTTTCCGATATAAAGGGTGTTCAGGGGGCGAAAGCGGTTGCCTCTGCCTTGATTGCGGGCGGTTACGTGTTTGGGTTTTCCACCTCGGCGGCGGCACCCAAGAAAAGTGGAGTTTCGGTGAAAAAGTCGACTAATCCACCAAAAACTCCTAAAAAACCGAAAACCGCTAAAATCCGTCTTTCGGTGAAATCGCCGGAGGAGTTGCTGAAAACCCGAGGCAATAATTTCTTCTTCCTCTCGTCGGTCGGTATTTACGGCGAACCTCTCTTCGTTTCGGTGAAAAAAGAGGCACTCAAACGGTTTAATTCGCGTCCGGATAATGTTTACGGCGACATTGCCCGTATAATCGTGATGGATAGCGGATTCAAAGAAGGCATCGACCTCTTCGATATCAAGTATATTCATATTTTCGAACCGCAAACTACAATGGCGGACCAGAAACAGGTAATAGGGAGAGGAACGCGGACTTGCGGGCAAAAGGGACTGCAATTTAATCCTCGGATAGGGTGGCCGCTCTATGTCTTCAAATACGACCTCTCGATAGCGCCGGAATACCGCCCCGATTTCCGCGACTCGGAAACCGCGTTCGCCTACTATTTGAAAAGCAAAAATATCGATGTCCGTCTGGTCAATTTGGCGAGTAATCTGGAGAATATAGTCATAAAGGGGTCGGTCGATTATAGTCTAAATAAACCAGTTCACCGATTTTCTGCGGATAAAAACGCGGTATTATCGAGAGGTGGAAATGCGAACACGGACATCTACTGGGGCGGTTCGGTGCGAAGAATAAGCACCGGAAGTGAAGGATTCTCCAGAGAAACTGACGGAGGAAGTTTAGTCGGAGAATGGGGCGGCGCGGACACGGACAGCGAAAACGAAGAAGAACCTCCCAAACATCTCCGAACGGCAGAGGAGAATTTATTGCGGAAACTCACGGCGGATTCGCGACCCGGCAAAAAATACAAGGCAGTAAAAAAATACGTCAAAAAATACTTCAGTGAATTCGAGTGGCCGCCAGTCGCGATGGAAAATCTATGTGGATACGAAGGACCCGAATTACCACCTCTCATACAAAAATCATTGGATTTGGTTCCAAAAGGAGTAAAAGGTCTTCCTAAAAAGTCGATGGGCGGTGCCCCGCCAAACCTGATAACCCTCTCCCACACCCAGGAATTCATCAGCAACTATTTCTCTGCGGCAAATCCTATAAAGGGTATGGTTCTCTGGCAATCGGTAGGGACCGGCAAAACGTGTACTGCTATTGCTACGGCGACCCGCCAATTCGAACCTCTCGGATACACTATCCTCTGGGTGACCCGTACCACACTGAAAAACGATATTTGGAAAAACATGTTCGAGATGGTATGTCACGAGGATATTCGCGACAAAGTGGCAGCGGGTGTCCAGATTCCCGAAACCCAGCAAGGTAGAATGAAACTCCTCTCTAAATCCTGGGGAATCCGACCGATTTCCTACAAACAATTCAGCAATCTGGTTTCGAAGAACAACCGTTACTATGATTTGCTGGTTAAACGCAATGGTGAACAAGACCCTCTCCGCAAAACACTGCTCATCATCGACGAGGCGCACAAATTATATGGCGGCGGCGACCTCTCGTCAATCGAAAGACCGGATATGCCCGCCTTCCACCGTGCACTCATGAATTCATATGCAGTTAGCGGTGCGGATTCTGTCCGCGTCCTTTTCATGACCGCCACGCCAATAACAGAGAGTCCTCTCGAAATAGTCAAATTAGTAAATTTATGCAGACCACAAGAGCAGCAAATCCCCACCGAATTCGAGCAATTCGCCGACCAGTTCTTGGATGAAACCGGCGATTTCACCGCGATAGGAAAGAAGATGTTTTTGGACAATATTGCAGGACATATCAGTTATTTGAATCGCGAGGGTGATGTTCGCCAGTTTGCGCGCCCGATTTTGCGAGAGGTTTTGGTGCCTCTCGTCGACGCAAAAACGGCAAAAGATATTGAGGATTATGATGTGGTAGGGGCAACCGAAATGGACCGCCAAATAAGCGACTTGCAGTCTTCCGTCGACGACGCTAAATCCCGGTACAATTCATCTTTCAAGGAATTCACGAAAGGAAATGTCGGTAAAGTGGCGAGAGTTTGCGACGAATACGGAGAGGATACACGGAAAGAATGCTACAAAATAGCAAAAAAATATTCCACTCAAATGGTTAAGACTGCTAAAGAGCGTTCTAAAGAATGGAAGGAACAAATGACCGAAATCGCGGCGGAACTCAAAACAGCGAGGTCGGGAAAATCGGATAGGTTCAAGACCGCCAGACAAACGCGGAAGGATTACCCGAAAGAATACGAGAATTACCAGAAATCCGCGTATTATAAATTGAAAGAATGCGATGTCCAGTGGAAAGATGTTCCGAATTTCGACCGGTATTTGGAGACACAACCGGTGTTCACTAGGGCGCGAGATTTAGAGGATACAATCAAAGAGGAACTGAAAATGGTCGACGCGCAATTGAAGGCGGATGTATCCTCTCAACAGGAAAAAATAAAATCGTATAATAATTTGCTGAAAACCGATTTGCGTCCAAATGAGACACAGGTTGTCCGATTAACAATAAAAGACGCCAAAAAGAAACTTGCTAAATCTAGGAAACGCAATGTGAAATGGATTCAGCGAATAACCAAACGCGCAAACCTCTCAATAGAGCGACTTAATAAGTTCAAGAAAGATGTCAAGAAGGAAATACGAGAGGTTATTAAAGACCAATTACGAGAGGAGAAACATCTTGCTAGAGAAGAAGAGAAGGAGCGTAAATTGGAGGAGGACGCGGACGAAGATTTATCCGATAATTTCAAAGAGAGTTTGCTGGAGGCACAAGCAGGCGTTCGGGAGAAAATGGAGGAAGTTGAGAGGAAAGCAAACGATAAATATGAAGGCATGCTAGCACGAGAGGAAGCGATTGAAGCAAAAAAACAGGAGAAGGCACAAAAACAAGAGGCGAAGGTGCAAAAAGCACTAGATAACGCACGCAAGAAACAAGAGAAACAGGACGAAAAGACACGCAAAGAGCAAGAGAAACAGGACGAAAAGACACGCAAAGATCAAGAGAAACAGGACGAAAATACACGCAAAGAGCAAGCAAAAGCAGATAAAGAAGAAAAGAAAAAGGCAAAGAAGAAATGAACAAGTTTTTTGGACATTCGACTTACGATATTCCCTCCGCGGCGCTTGCGTAGAACATCGGAGAATGGTCATTTTCAGGAGATGCGACGCAGGAGCATCGAATGAAAATCCGGAGAAACTGACGTAGGAAGTTTCGCAGGAGAATGCAAATAGTTCACCATGAAAAGCATCAGCAACTTTTCGCATCGAAACTGTGGTTTTATCTGATAAAAACGCATAACCGCAGAATAGTATTCTGCCTCTGACCATTTATCACGTTTCGTTTTGACCCAATCCATTAAATCTAAACAGGATACTCCCGCCTCATATAACCGGTTAATGGCATCCATCAATTGATGCAGATTGGTGGCGTCGGTTCCAAATAGGGATTCGAATTCGTCCTCTCTCGGTTTATCGTCGATATCTCGAAACTGTTGCGACAGAACATATTGATGCAAATTTATGCCGGGTTCAGGTACAAATATGTCGCAAAATCTGGAGAGGATAGGGTTTAACAACTTGTCCTTATTTTCGACAACAATGAAAAACCGTGTGTTGTAACTGAATAGTTCGATACATCTTCGCAATGCGGACTGGGCATCGACGGTCAAGTGATGCGCATTGAGAAGCACAATAACTTTGAATTCGCTGGATTTGCCGCCGTCGACGTTGGATTTCGTCTGCGCGTTCGCTTTAGCAAAGAATTTCAATTCCTCTCGAATAAACTGGATTCCTTTGCCGTGGGAGCAGTTGACGGTCATAACATGGGTTTTTAGTTTGACTTTATCG